TGCAGTTGTTGAGCAGGAAGATGACCTTGAAGATTTCTCTCAAACACCCTCTGTTCAAGACCGTGTTGTAGAAGAGTTGGAGCAATCTTATAATCGCTCTAAGTCTCCCTCACTTCCCAAGATTACTGCGGAAGATGAAGATGAAGATGATGCACTTTCGTACTTCCAGCGTCTTGCCGAAGATTGATGAGACTTTTACTTTTATTATCAACTATTTTCTTAGCAACTCCATCCCAAGCTATAACTTGGAATCAATTCTGGAGACCTTTTAATAATGGAACAGGCGTCTATTATTATAATAGACCTTATACAAATCATACCTGTTTCAGAGATGTATATCGTGAGCAATACATTCCAGGAAATCATTGGTCTCCTGGTTATGTAAGAAGATGGACTGAAAGAGTAAGAGTTTCTTGTTATTGATATAATCTTATATTATCACCACGCTTGAGGTTCTCAGAGACATACTGCTGAGAACCTCTTTTATATGGCATGAGTTCATCTAGGTCATTAAATATTATATTTAAGTATCTTGGTTTAAGTACAAAAATATTTCTCTTTTCTTCATTCAAATTTGATTCATATTCATAGTTTGTTACTGCTCTTACAAAATTCATTGAAGGAATTAAATTTGAATAACCAAGACCAGGATCCCAGTATTCGTAGTAATAAGAATTTCCTGAGAAAGTTGAATCTTCAGAAACATAGAAAAGAACGGATTCTTTTCTTGGTGATGCGAGAGTAGGTGAAGCAATAATTGGAGCAGACTCTAGTTCATATCTAAATCCAGTTATACCACTTCCATCTTCGGATAAAAGTTCTGTGACTATTTGAGCGCCGTTATATTCATTTTCTACAACATCAGAGATAATGACCTGATTTCCTATTCTCAAGTTTGGAATACCATTTAACATATTGACAGTAACTGTTGTAGATGGATTTACCGAATCTCCTGAAGAAATATCATTAATCTTTGAATTGATAAATTCAACAAAATTTCCATTACTTTTCCAAGTTGGGGAAATCTGAAGACCACTCTTTAGGACTGTAATACCTAAAGAATTTTTAATTTCTGTTGTTTCATAATGGTGAATATCATAAAGATTATCATAAGAACCATATTTTTCTAATAGTACTTTATCAAATATGTTGTTGCTGATTGGCCATTCTGATTGTATGTTTAAAATATTATTTGATAGAAGAACAATCCAATCTAGTGTTGAGTCTCCATAAAACTTATTAGCAACATTGTCTGGTCTTTCATCTCCAACAATCGAATACTTTTCAAAAAACTGCAAATTTCCAAAAATATCTTCTCTTAGTTTTCCACGTTTGAATAAATTTTTAACAGGTATGTATTCGGAGATATATTTTTCTCCTGGATTTCTAGAAATATAATCAAAGTTTGGTACTTGTCTGAAATATGGTTTTGTCATTTTAGTATCCTATTGGGTGGTCTTTGTAATCTACATCGTAAATTGGTTCTAGTTCTTGGAATGATAATGACATTGTATAAGAAACCATAGTACCATCTGGGTATGTCATATAAGTTCCAAGAGGTGTATACTCAACAGAACAAGATAAGAGAGCACATTCTTTAATCAGATTGATGCCAGGATGAGTTTCGTCTGGTCCATTGTACTTATATTCTATAAAGAATGTATTAGGTGCTTTTAAAAATATTGCAGCACCTTCACTTTTTTTAACTGCCATATTCTTCTTAAAGAACTTAATTATCTTTTTGATATTTTCTCCTTCTGCTTTTTCTCTTGCGGACATTTGAAATCTAAATTCAAAAGGTCTTATTTGAGGACCAGAGAATAATAACTCTAAGTTGGGATTTAGGACACTTCCGAATCTTGAAAGAAGATTTTGAATGCTAACTGCTTCTCCTGCAAGATAAACTTTTGCTTCATTTTTATTTGCATTAATACCCTCAAGAACTTTTTTTCCTGCGCCTTCAAATGCACTTTTAAATTGTTCGCCATTTTCTGCATTCATCGCACTTGATGAAAGATTAACTGCTCCTTTTTGAAGTGCATTTAATTCATCACCCCTCCATTCAACATTATTATAATCTGATATACCTGCCTGAATTGGTAAGAAAACAGAACCTATAATTTTTTTGCCGGTAGTGGTTAGTCGGTTTTGGTTGGCAATTGTTCCCGTGGCTAAATTTCCACTAGGTTGATATTCTACTGCAGTAAATTTAATTCTATCTTGCTTAGTAGATTGCATTTTAAGAGGATAGATTAAAAATCCTCCATCTTCTGAATCAGTTTTGGGTTGATTGGGGTTTTGTGTTGGAACACTTCCTCCCTGAGCATCTGGACCCTCTGCTGTTGGTGACAAGTTTCCACTACCACCACCTGCTTGACTTAAAGATGATTTTTCTGATGGGTTCCCCCCTTCTGCACCAAAAAATGTTCCTTCAGTCGATCTAACTTGCGTTTGTCTAATTTGATTTAATGGTGAGTTTGGATTTGAAAGCAGTTGTTGCTCTTCTGTAGTTGCATTTGTAGTGTTTATTTCTCTAACTACACCATCCGCATCAGCAGCAAATCCTGCAATAGGTACTTCATTATTTCCTTGCGCATCGGTTCTAAAGAGTGTGGAAGAAAAGATTCCATTCCCATTATCAGTTACTTTTGTTCTGTAGAAATTACCGTTTAGTGTATTTACTCCACTGACTGCAGTTGTTGTCATTAGACACAGCGTTTTTACTTATTTAGACGGAATTTTCCATACTGTAGTGAAACTAATTCATCCAACTCATTGTACTTAACAACGTGAAGTTTTCCAGCAACTTCTTCCCAAGTATATTGCCTAGATTGTCTCCAGTGAAAGTTTATACCTTTGAATCCCCATTTCTCTAAAGACGTACAAGCAATTAGCGGATGTTGGTCGTATTCAATATTTGGTGTCTTTGGATTATAAATGAATGTATAAAATTTTCCTGGTTCTGGGTATAGTACTTCTTCTTTAAAAATATCCATAATCATTAGCATAATCTCTTCTGGATCTTTACTACCAGTTTCTTCAATTCTTTTTAAAAGTTCTTTGGTTCTTGCTGTACCGGTTCCTACATACTTACCAAAACCTTCTGCCATTACTTAATACCCAACTCTTCTTCTGTAATGACCTTAAATTCTAACATTCTATCAGCACACCATTCTTGGGCAGCCTTCCACTTTGCTTGGTTCACTGCATAAGTTTTGCATTCATAAAGGTATGATTTGGTCACTCTTGATTTTTGTTTTGGTGGCATAGTTTGTTTTTTTGGTTTCACTTCAATTACATAAGTTTTAATTTTGCCAGATTGTTCTTTGACCTTAATTAAATAATCTGGGAAGTAACGGTGAACTTTACCATCTACCGGAGAAACATATCCAATACAAAACTCTTCCGATGCCCAAGATACAATGCTTGGGTTATGGTCGCAATAATAACAAAACTTTCTTTCCCAACTGCTTCTGCAGATAATGTTATTTGCGTCACCTTTATATTTTTCTGGGTAGGATGGTTTGTAGATACTTTTAATACTTTCCGCCATTTTCCAGCATACATAATATATTAGTACAAGTATTTATAAATGGCAGATCCATTACTTGGATTTCAACTAGCAGAAGAAGGAATAAATCTTGCCCCCGGTGTTCCAAGACCTTCAACTAATACAACATCTGGTAGCGGAACTAGTCCTGGAAATGGTTCTTCTTCCTCAACTTCAGGCCTTACTGGCCCAACACCAAGACCAGTTCCTAACTTTGAGGTAAAGCAGAAACTACTAAGACCTGCCCTAACTTCGCATTTTCAATGCGTCTTTAACCCACCAGATGTTCCAGAAATAAGACAGTATTATATTGACGGTGCGCTGGGTAATACTATTACTTTACTTTGCAGTGACGCTTCATTGCCAGGTTCATCTGTTCTAACAAATGATATTAATGATGATTATACGGGTATTACTGAGAGATTGGGATATCGCAGACAGTATGACAATACTATGGAATTTACTTTTTATGTTGATCAGGGATCTGCAAATGGTGGGTATAATACCATTAGATTATTTGAAGCTTGGATTAGATATTCCATGGGAGAAACAACAGAAGCTCCAGACTCTAATTACTACTATAGAGTAAGATATCCAGATGAACCTAGAATTGGATATAGAACGGAAATGTTTATCCAAAAGTTTGAAAGAGACTTCTTGGGGAACTATTTGGAATATGTTTTTGTTAGAGCATATCCAGTTGCGATTGCTTCTATGCCAGTATCTTATAATGCATCTGAATTATTAAAATGCACTGTTTCGTTTACGTTTAATCGTTATGTATTGAGAAGTCGTGCAAATCAACCTATTGAACCATTGGGAGAACCAAGACCTCCGGGAATTCCCAATCCTTCAACACCAACGGGAGCATCGATTGACAATCCATCTTCTCTTGGAAATAATCCTGGATTATTTGTCGGCGCTGCTATAGATGAACGTAGAGTTAATAAAAATGCAGGAAGCACTGCTTTTATTGATTAGTGACGATTGGGTTATTTTTAGAGTAATAAATATACCAGATAATGTTATTTGAATTTTAACATGCCTTTACCTAAGATTTCTACACCAACTTATGAACTTGAGTTGCCTTCAACTGGACAAACAATTAAGTATAGACCCTTTCTCGTTAAAGAAGAAAAACTTTTAGTTCTTGCATTAGAATCTGAAGATACAAAGCAAATTACTAATGCAATCAAAACAGTTATTAAAAACTGTATTGAGACAAAGGGTATTAAAGTAGAGACACTACCTACATTTGACATTGAATATCTTTTCCTCAATATTCGCGGTAAGTCTGTTGGAGAAGAGATTGAAGTAAATATCATTTGCCCAGATGATGGACAGACTACTGTTCCTATTGCTATTAACGTTGATGATATTAACGTTCAAAAGAATCCAGAACATAATAACAAGATCAAACTTGATGATTCTATTATGATGGAAATGAAGTATCCTTCATTGGACCAATTTATTAAGAGCAACTTTGACCTGTCTGCAGACAATACTGTAGACCAATCTTTTGAGTTGATTGCTTCATGTATTGGTAAAATCTTTACTGAAGAAGAAGTGTGGGTTGCTGAGGATGTAACCAAAAAAGAAATGATTGAGTTTTTAGATCAAATGAATACATCTCAATTCAAACAGATTGAGAAATTCTTTGAGACCATGCCCAAACTTTCTCATACAGTAAAGGTACTTAATCCAAAAACGAAAGTTGAAAGTGAAGTTGTTTTAGAAGGGTTATCAAGTTTTTTCGCGTAAGTATGTCGCATATGAACCTGGAAAGTTATTTCAGGTTGAATTTTTCCCTAATGCAGTATCATAAATATTCATTAACAGAGATTGAAAATATGATACCTTGGGAAAGAGACATTTATGTTGGACTTCTTAAGAATCATTTAGAGGAAGAAGAACTTAAACAACAGCAGCAAAATAGATAAAAATGGCCCCAGTATCCGAAAAAGTAGATGAAAGAATCCTAAGGTTACTGGGTCTTGAGTTTGTTTTTGATCTTGATTATGCGACCTATATAACATTATTAAATGAGGCAATAATTTCTGGCAGAAACAGATTGCCTCCAGAAGAACTTGCTTTATTATCAAACGAGAAGAAAAGAATACGTGGTAAGCAAGGTAGGTTTAAACCGCAAAAGCAAAAAATAACCGCAGATAAATTTGCAACAACGAAGTTTTTAAAACCTACTGTCCAACCAATATCATCTCCAGTTGTACCTGCTCAGGTACAGACTCCACCACCACAACCAATAAACTTATCACCACTTGAAGGTCCCCTTGAATCCATAAAAAGTACCCTACAAGAATTTTTAAAGTTTAGGAAAAGTTCTGAGGAACAAGAAAGAAGGAGCTATGAGGCCGCGAGAAGAGCAAAAAGAGAAGCGGTATTAGAAAATGTGCAGCGAGGAATGTCTGCAGTTTCAAATGCTGTTAAGAATTTTATATCACCATTCCAAGGAATTGTTGATCGCATTTGGAGATTTATTTTCTTTACGTTGCTGGGAAATGCATTTAATCAACTAATAAATTGGTTTAGCGATCCAAATAATCAAAAGAAAGTAAAGACCCTTCAAAGATTTTTAAAAGATTGGTGGCCTGCTCTCTTAGGTGCAGTAGTAGTATTCTTCACTCCTTTTGGTAGATTTGTAAGGGGTGTTCTAAGAATTGTTGGTGGGTTGACGGGAAGATTAGTTGGACTCATACCAAAAATTGGTGGTGCTATTAATTCACTTAGACGGGTTTTGATGAGAAATCCACTACTTGCTGGTTTAGCAGTTGGTGGTGCAGCAGTTGGTGCAACGATTGCTTATTTTAATCAACAGCAGGCAAAGGAAGAAGGAAGCCAAGAAGTTGCTGCAGCGGAACAACAAGTTCAGCAATTTTCTTCTGGTGGTTCTATTTTAAAATCTTTGT